GCCTGCAGGGAAATCTCTGAACCAAACACCGCTGAGATTGCTGGAGTTGGTCCCATACAACGTATAGTTCCACCATTCAAACATGTCTGGTTGCCATGGTAAAACGATGTCATATGCGTTTCCATCAGACTGAAAGTAACCGCCATATGTGTTTGTCACATTTGACAGTTCTCTTGTGCCTGTGAAGACGTTAAGGTCTGTTCCGATTGGTGCTGTCATTTTCTATCCTTTTGTTGAACGTAGATTTATGACCCAGCTATCGTCGAGAATTACGCATCCAAGACGACCTTTCCAACCCATCGTTTGTCTCTGGTTAAGTGGGTCCTCACCAGCTCCTAGAGGCTTAATTATCATTTCCATGGACTGGTCATCGATCATGATTCGACCATAACCATTCGCAGCGAACATGATATTCGAGTACACTGCAGGGGATACAGACGTGTCTTTATACCCTTCAGTAGTCATCACAAGGCGAACTTCGTCACATGAACCAAGCTCGGATTGCAAAACTGATTGCTGTCTTGGATAATCAGCTGTCGCCAGGAAGTTACTCAGATTCTTGAAATCTGTACGTAAATCGGTCGAAATTACCATCCAATATGCCGCCCACACAGGTGCTGTGCCGAACATATTCTCGCCTTCGATGTTGGGTGATAACTTCTTACCGTTATTCCCTTCCAAATAGTCTACAGCGAACTCTAGGTCAGTTGTAGTAACCTCTGTGATAGCGTTTCCGTTAACTCCGTTCAAGCAATCGATCTGTGCTGACGTAGCTACCAGCATGTTTCGTACGATCTTGTCATACGTCGACGCCATGTTCTGAGCTAACATGTCTGCCACTTCATTGGCGGTCTGATCTTGGACCGTTACAATGATATCGTCAGACAGCTGTACGACCTTGCCATACTGCGAGACGGCCGCAGTAATGTCGAACTTGGTCACTTGTTCAGCTGCGGGTGTTACGCCCTCTGTAAGAGGCGTCAGCGCATCAGCCAAGTTGTCAAAGCGTCTGAAGATCGCATTACGCGAGTTCTTCTGCGGAATTCTTCGTTCCTGCGCAAAGTACCCATACGGGTAGTAAGGCTGGTGACGGTCAAGAAGAATATTATCAAAGAACAAGTTGACTTCTGGGTCGACTTGTACTGTTGTAGTAGTTCCATTGGCCATTTGTTTATCTCCTGGTCAAATAATGATTTGACAAGAGAGGTAAATTTTTTTATACCTCGCCGCGGAGCACTTTCTGACGATATTCTCTGAACTCTTTCTTGCCTTGGATACTTTTAAGATAATCGGCTCCTGTTGGCTGGGCAGATTTTCCGACTGTTATCGGAGATCCGGGCTTCTGGGAGTTGGCGACGATCCGTTTGGCATCTTCCATGGCCGATGTATTCTTGGGCTTCTCAGCAACAAGATGCATATAGTCATCGACGATTTCATTCGCACGTGCAAGTCTGTTCAAAGCGTTGTCTAAAGTGGCTGCTAACCACGGCTTCTTGTCCAAAATTGGTTTCAAATATGTATTTATCTTTTGAACAGCCTCAGGATTCATGTCTTGATAGACCTGCTCCAAGATCTCTCGCTTTGTAAGCGCTTTTTCTTGGCGAAATGATGACTTCGTGACTAATGCCTCTGGGTCTTCATCTTCTTCTTCATCTTCTGGCGGTTTTTGCTTGGCCATCAAGTCTTCGTACACCTTGGCGCGTGTCTCTAATTCTTGACGTTTACGCTTCTCGGCCATGAATGCAGCAAGAGGAACCATCTTTGGCTCTTCTTGATGTTCTTGAGACTCTACATTCGTTGGCTCGGAGACAGCCTGTGGAATGTCTTCTTGTTCTTCTGTGGTCATATAACTCCCGTATACCTACCATTACTTCGGTAGCAAGATTTTTGAACCCGATTTGTCGCCGGTTACGCGTATGGATTTCCCAAGTGTGGGAAAGCTTAGGGTGTCGTCTGGATGCATGATCCAAAGCAACGTCTTTACGCCTCGTCTATTATCCACCTCGTAGACGAAGCTTTTCTTAATCACTCCCGGCTTCTCCAGGCAAGCCTGTAAAAAGGGGCGAGCTATGTACTTGTCACCTTTGCGGTGCATGTTAACTTTGCCAAGAATCCAATACATATCCAGGTGCTTGTGTTCGTTAAGAATGTCTTCCATATCTTCGTTGAAGATCTTGGTTAATCCCTCACGGGCTTGCACATGTTGATCCATTGGATTCAGGCCCATTAGCATGGCATACCTCGAAGAGACTCTTTCTTCGCTTCAGCATCTTTAGCACTCATCATCTTCATGCGATCTGAGTTGCCATAACCAGCGCCTATTGCAGAGCCTTTCATCGGCGTGCTAAGCGGGTTATTTTTAGTGCTGTAGAGACCATATGCTTTTGCACCGGCACTACCAGAAGGCGGCTTATAACCAGCGTTATTCTGTCCGCCGTATGTGTCCATGCTGGGCATCATCTTGTTAGATGTTGCTGTTCCTTTTGCCATGTTTTACTCCTTGAGCGATTCCGCTCGTTTCATGTCTTTCTGCAACTGCATCTCTGCCTGTTGCAGTTCTTGCGCCCGTAATTCGGCCGCGAGCTTGAGAACCTCGGTGAGACGTTGATTCGGTATGTCGTTAATCTCAGCGACGGTTTTTGCATTATCCAAGAATGCCTTGGCGTGGTTCTGTACCACCTCAGATTCGCGCTCCTTGGCCAATCCAATGTCTGCCAGTACCCTAGCCCGTCTTTCTTCCGCGAGGGCGTTAGATTGGTTAATAGAGGCCATATTAAGGGCTTGTTCCATCTGCAAGGCTTGTTGTTCCAGTTGCGCGGCTTGCTGTTGTTGTTCTTGTTGTTGTCTAAGCAATTCATGCAGCTTGGTTGAGCCCTGCATTGGAGCGCTTTCTAAGATCTGATCCCATGGGATTGGTGCCCCTAAAGCCACCAATTGCAACAATTGATAGTAATATGCCTCGCGCTGCGTTGGAGTTTTAACCGCTTGTTTGATGGCACAGTCATATTCTTCGAACTGACCGGAGAAGAACTGTTCAGTAGGGGTCTCTCCGATGATCCGTTCCACTTTACCGGGCGTCCAATTCTTCTGTATGCATTCAATCACCAGTTTCCCAAGATACTTCTTAGTCTGTTCAAGATTGTCAAAAATTCCGCGGTTACCCTTGAGTCCGTTTGATGCGCGTACTTCGGCGAGCTTGCCTGACACCTGTGAGTCGCCCACACTAGAAAGACCAAGCAGCTCATCACTAGCACCAGGGATTTCCATGATGTTTTGGTCCATGATGTCTTGGTATTGCAAGTATCCGGGCGGGATATTAGGCGGACTAATTTCTCGTACATCTGCTGCAACATCATATCCCTCATTGATTACGATTTGACGGCCCTGACCAGCCTGCATTAACATGTTTGGATCTAAGACCGCACCGTTCTTCGTTATCCATCCGGTGTTGATGATGGACTCCATGATGTCGATGATCTGGCTGTGGCGACGGTTGTATTGTCTTTGGGCATCGACTACAGACCGGACTATGCCTTGTATCTTCAGCTCGTACGAGTCTATTAATGGCTCGTGATATAGCAGACACAAGACGAACGGATAATCATCCAGGCCTGTTGGATCTGGTCCGCTGTATAGCAGATGCCCGCTGACAATAATATTAAGCTCAACAGTGCGCTTATGGCTGTTAAGCAACTGAAGCCTAGGCGTTCTCGCCAACATTTCCTTGAGTTGTTTCTCTTCTTCTCTGGTTCCATTCCATTCCTCGGTGACACCGGTTTCCATATCAACCAGATATTTCTGCGGCTTGTTGATCCGTTTCCAGTACTGGTCGTACGTGCATAGATTCTTGGAGATATAAGTGCTGTTGTATTGGCGATAAATGCCCAAGTATTGGTATTTGTTGTCCCGTATCCCCGTTGGAAGATCATCAATGACTTTCTCTTCAACCCATGGCAATAGCGCTTTGATTTGTTCTTTGGACAATAGATCCCTTGTCGAAGCCTGATCGCAATCACTAAGGTCACGTTTGGTAAAGTATGGGTCTAACATCAGTGCATTAAACGGCTTCCAATACATCTTGATGTCGCCGTTGACTTTGTCTCTTGAGTAGTCCATATAAAGACCGATAATCGATAGACCTGTCTTCAATGAGTGTTCAAACGCCTCTGAGATGATGTAATCACTGTTGGCTTTGTCATAGACGTAATACATGAGATTAGAGAACTGGTCCGCAGTCTGCACATCGGAGCCTTCTACGGGCGCACATACCGTTGCCGTGCGATTCTCTCTCTCATAACCCGAATACAGATTCACCACGCGTCGGATCTTGTTCAATTCCAAGATCATGCGGTTCTGGCGTTCTAGCTTCGTTTTTTCGATGTTAGTCCAGTTATCACCGGCATACGCACGTAGATCCCTATAAGCGCGTGAATACCAAACACCAAAAGTCCGGTAAGCATCGTAAAAGAAGGAATTGAACTGGGCGACTTTATCGTTATTTCCTATGACTTGTGTCTGAGTTCCTGTCATCGCATATTCACTCATACGAGTAAGCTCCTGCAATTAACCAGGTATTTAATAGTATGATAAGCGTCATAGACCACGAGTATTTTCACGTTATATCTCAAATAATTTATTGATAGTCTGGACAAATTTTTTTGTACTCTTCTTCATATTTTCTTAGTTCTTTCTGGCATATATCGCACTTGCATCTGTCCATCAATTCCATGGATGCACGTAACTTTCTTCTCAGATCCAACGTTTCCGCATTCTCTCCCACTCCTCGGCTGTCATCCCCGCTCCGCTGCCCGTCTTCTGGACTGCTTCCGCGCAATAGATCAGTGCTTTCGCTGCGTGAGATGCCCAATCGTGGTATGACTTCTCTCTGTAACATCCGGCTTTCTCGTTCCATTCTTTTCTAAAAGCCTCGACGGCTTTGATGCCTTTCTCGCATCTGGCTTCATCAAAGTAAAATCTGGGTAACATGTTTCTTAAGCATTCGATACCAAACATCTCATTTGAATCTCTCTCAAGAACATCTACTTTGAGACCCAGTTGTCTTGCAATATCGGCTAATGACTTCCCGGTCTGTAGAGATCTAGATGCCGCATCATGTGGCATGAAGTGCTTCTCATACAAATAAGGTCTTCCTTTCAGCCAATTGATGTAATGCGTTAGCGGCTCATCCGAGTTCTCGTAATAATCAA